TGATGCACTTGCAGATGGTGCTGGTATTAAAATTGGTCCAAATAATACCTTAACCTATGATAATGCAAATACATCTCTGAAGTCTAGTGAAAACTTTAATCTTGCTTCAGGCAAAACATATAAGATTAATGGTGTTGATGTCTTAAGTGCAACTTCACTTTCAATCACTAACGTTAATGCCTCTGGTGTTGTAACCGCTACTAGTGGTTTCTCCGGAAACTTAACTGGTAACGTAACAGGTAACGTAACAGGTAACTTAACTGGTGAAGTCAACGCTGCTGCGTTTGACACAAACGCTTCTGGTGTTGTAGTCACAGGTGTCACTACTTCAACAAGTTTCAGTGGTCCTTTAACAGGCAATGTAACTGGTAACGTTACAGGTAACTTAACTGGTGAAGTTAATGCTGCTGCATTTGATACAAACGCTTCTGGTGTTGTAGTTTCTGGTGTTTCTACTCTTGGTATAACCACATTCACTGGTGCCGTAAGTTTTGGAACTTCTGCTTACTTTGGTGATAATGATACTTTAAATTTTGGAGATAGTAATGATTTAAGAATTTATCACGATGGAAGTAATTCCTTTATTCAAGATTTGGGAACTGGTGGATTATATCTTGCAGGTTCAAGTGTAATATCACTTCAATCTGCTGCTGGAGAAAGTAAATTAGTTGCAACAACTGATGGAGCAGTAGAACTCTACTTTAACAATGTAAAAGAATTTGAAACCACTGGATACGGTGCAACCGTCTTTGGAACTTTACAGTCACAGCAAATAAATGTTTCTGGTGTTACAACTTCAACTGGTGGTTTTGTTGGTAATTTAACTGGTAATGCTGATACAGCAACTACCTTACAAACTTCTAGAAACTTCCAAGTTACTGGTGACGCATCTTCTGCTGCAGTTTCATTTAATGGTTCTGCAAACGTTGGTCTTGCAATTACTCTGGCAAATACTGCAGTTACTGCTGGTTCTTATGGTTCATCCACTCAGATTCCAACATTTACTGTTGATTCGAAGGGTCGTTTAACTGCTGCTGGTACGGCTTCGGTTGGTGCTGCCTTGACAGTTACTGGTGATTCTGGTTCAGAAACCATTAACTTCCTGAACGAAAGTTTGGCAATTTCTGGTGGTACAAACCTGACTTCTTCTGCTGCAGGAAACGCGGTAACAATTAACCTTGACAACAATATTTCATTAACAAGTGTTGTTGCTTCTGGTGTTGTAACTGCTACTAGTGGTTTCTCCGGAAACTTAACAGGCAATGTAACTGGTAATGTAACAGGTAATTTAACTGGTGAAGTTAATGCTGCTGCATTTGATACAAACGCTTCTGGTGTTGTAGTTACAGGTGTTGCTACCGCTACTTCATTCTCTGGTCCTTTGACTGGAAACGTAACGGGTAATGTAACAGGCAATTCTTCTACAGCATCTGCTCTGCAGACTGCAAGAACAATTTCTATCACTGGTGATGTTGCTGGATCTGTCTCATTCGACGGTTCATCCAACGTTTCAATTGCTGCAACAATCCAACCAAACAGTGTCGCTCTTGGTGGTGATACTACAGGCAACTATGTTGCTACTGTTGCTGACGCTGGTTCATCAGATATCGTTGTTTCTGGTTCTGGTTCCGAAACCGCTGCAGTTACCCTTGGGTTATCAACAACTGGAGTTGCTGCTGGTTCTTACGGTTCATCTACCTCAATCCCAACATTTACTGTTGATTCAAGAGGTCGTTTAACTGCCGCTGGAACTGCATCTGTAGGTACTGCACTTACCGTTGCTGGCGATTCTGGTTCAGAAAATATCAATTTACTTTCAGAAACCTTAACGGTTGCTGGTGGTACAAACCTGACTTCTTCAGCTGCTTCAAACACAGTTACAATTAACCTGGATCCAAATATCTCACTGACAAGTGTTGTTGCTTCCGGTGTTGTAACTGCTACTAGTGGTTTCTCTGGAAACTTAACTGGTAATGTAACTGGAAATTCAAGTACAGCATCTGCTCTGCAGACCGCTAGAACGATTGCTATTACTGGTGACGTAGCAGGATCTGTCTCATTCGATGGATCATCTAATGTTTCGATTGCGGCTACAATCCAACCAAATAGCGTTGCTCTTGGTGGAGATACAACTGGTAACTACGTTGCTACTGTTGCTGATGCTGGATCATCTGATATTGTTGTTTCGGGTTCTGGTTCAGAAACTGCCGCTGTTACTCTTGGTCTTTCGACAACTGGAGTCGTTGCTGGTTCTTATGGTTCATCCAGTGCAGTCCCAACATTTACCGTTGACTCAAGAGGTCGTTTAACTGCCGCTGGTACAGTTTCAGTTGGCACCGCTTTAACAGTTGCTGGTGATTCTGGTTCTGAAACTATCAATTTACTGTCTGAGACTTTAACAATCACAGGTGGTACAAACCTGACTTCTTCAGCTGCTTCTAATTCTGTTACTGTCAACTTAGATCCTAACATCTCACTGACAAGTGTTGTTGCTTCTGGTATTGTAACTGCTGCTCAGTTTGTAACTGGTGCTTCAGGTCAGGCAATTGGCATTAGTACCAATGTAATCTCGGGTCCAGATGTTATCACTATTGACCCTGCTGCTGTTGGAGACAACACTGGTGCGGTTAGAATTAAGGGCGATCTTTATGTTGATGGTGCTCAGTTCTTTGTAAATTCTGGTACAATTGAATTAGCAGATTTCATCGTTGGTGTTGCTACAACTGCATCGACAAATGCTGTTCTTGATGGAGCTGGAATTGGAATTGGTTCTGCAAACGTTCGCAAGACCTTAACTTGGAATAACACATCAAACTCCCTGAAGTCAAGTGAAAGCTTTGATCTTGCTTCTGGCAAATCCTATAAGATTAATGGAACTGAAGTTCTGAGTGGAAACTCGCTAACGATTACCAATGTTAATGCTTCTGGTATTGTAAGTGCTACAACTTTTGTTGGTGCTCTTACAGGTAACTCTTCTACAGCATCTGCTCTGCAGACCGCTAGAACAATCTCTATCACTGGTGACGTAGCAGGATCTGTCTCATTCGATGGATCATCTAATGTTTCGATTGCTGCAACAATTCAACCAAACTCTGTTGCTCTTGGATCAGATACAACTGGCAACTATGTTGCTACCGTTGCTGATTCGGGTTCATCGGACATCGTAGTTAACAACTCTGGTAGTGAAACTGCTGCGGTTACTCTTGGCCTTACAACCACTGGCGTAGTTGCTGGTTCTTATGGTTCAACAACTGCAATTCCTACATTCACTGTTGACTCAAGAGGTCGTTTAACTGCTGCTGGAACAGCTCAAATTGGTGCTGCTTTAACAGTTACTGGAGATTCTGGTTCTGAAACCATCAACTTCTTAAGCGAAAGCTTAGCAATTTCTGGTGGTACAAACCTGACTTCTTCGGCATCAGGAAATGCAGTAACAGTTAACCTCGATAATAACATTTCATTAACAAGTGTTGTTGCTTCTGGTATCGTAACTGCTTCTAGTGGTTTCTCTGGAAACTTAACTGGTAACGTTACAGGTAATGTAACTGGTAATCTTGCTGGTAATGTAAATGCAACATCTGGTATTTCAACATTCAATAATATTGATATCAATGGAACTCTGACAGATGTTAACAACAGCACTGGCACTTCTGGTTACGTTCTTAAGAACGTTGGAACCGGTGTTTCTTGGGCATCGATTAATGATTCTCTGCCAACACTGAGAACAACTTCTGTTCAGACTGCAACTTCTGGTCAAACTTCATTCACTGTTAACTACACTGTAGGTTTCCTCGACGTATTCATCAATGGTGTTAAACTTGCTCCAAGTGAGTTTACCGCAAGTAATGGTACTGGCGTAACCCTGAGTGAAGCTGCATTTGCAGGAGATCTTGTTGAATTCTATGCATACAATACACTTTCTACTGGAGTTGGTTCAGTCAATAGTCTGAACGATCTAACAGATGTTACATTAACATCTTCTTCAAACGGTCAACTTCTTCAGTACAATGGTTCTGAGTGGATTAACTCTTCATCTCTTGTTGGTATCAACTCTGTTGATGCTACAACCGTTGCAACTCTTGAGACAGCTCTTGGATATGCTCCAAATACCTTCAACTCACTGCTTATCAGCAATGCAGGTGTTTCGACATTTACTGGTGCAGTTAATGCAAACACAACAATGACCATTACTGGTCAATTGACTTGTGCTAATGTCAACTCAAGTGGAATTGTTACTGCAACAGATTTTAACTCAACTTCGGATAGAAACCTGAAGGACAACATCCGCGTCATTGAAAATGCATCCGAACTGGTTGGAAAACTGGAAGGTGTACACTTCACTTGGAAGTCAAGTGGTGCTGAAACCTGCGGTGTTGTTGCACAACAGATTGAGGAGCACCTGCCACAACTCGTACACACGGGTGAAGATCATAAGACTGTTAACTATAATGGTCTTGTTGGTGTTCTGATCGCTGCTGTACGTGAGCAAGGCGAAATGATCGCTGCGCTTAAGGCAGAAATTGAAGAACTTAAAAAGTGATTAATCACTGAATAAGTTTATTGGGGCAGGCAACTGCCCCTTTTTTTATAAATAAAAAAAAGAATCGTTAATGTGAAAAAGCAAAAAAATGGGCTTTGCCCTGCGGGACAATACTATTGTTATACAAATAAGGAATGTAAACCAATTCCTGCTGGTTTTATGGTAGATCCTGAAGGTATGCTTCGTAAAGAAAACGGTTCTTCCATTAGTGAAGAAGGTCTTCATAAATGGTTTCAGAGTAAATCAAAAGATGGAAAACCTGGTTGGGTTAATGTTGTAACTGGCGGCACTTGTGCTAGTGATGAACCAGGAGAGGGTGTTCCCAAATGCGTTTCTTCAGCAAAAAGAGCATCAATGACACCTGCAGAAAGACGCTCTGCAGCAAGAAGAAAAAAAGCAGCAGATCCAGGACAACAACAAAAAACTGGTGCAGCAAAACCAACCTATGTTTCAACCGATAGTCCCAAAAAGAAAATGAAAGAAGAAAAAGATCACGAGTATTCAATGGCTCGTTCAGAACTCTCCACTATCATGAATGCTGCCAAGCGCCTGAAAGCAAAGATGGGAAAAGGTGAGGGAGAAATTGAAGCATGGGTTCAATCAAAGATTACTAAAGCGGCAGATTATCTTGATGCTGCTGCTGATTATGTTGACAGTGGAGAGATGAATGAGGAAGCAGATAAAAAAGGTAAAAGTAGTGGTAAGAAAGATGCTTGCTATCATAAAGTAAAGGCAAGATATGATGTTTGGCCAAGCGCATATGCATCTGGTGCATTAGTTAAATGTCGTAAAAAAGGCGCAGCTAACTGGGGAAATAAAAGTGAAGGATTATCTCCTATTGCACAAAAAATTCTTTCGGAATTAAACTTGGACGAAAAATGTTGGGATGGTTACAAGCAAGTTGGAATGAAAAAGAAAGGTAAAAAAGTTGTTCCAAATTGTGTTCCTGTTGGTGAAGAAAGTGAATGTGCTCACACTCAAGATGGTAAAGATTGCCCCGTTCATGGTAAAGAAAAATGTCCTTCATCCATTGAAGAATCATTAAGACTTCCAGCACAAAATGGAAATCTTGTTTCCGTGATTACTTCATGGCGTGGAAAAAATTATATGAATAAAATGTTCTTCCCACAAACCAGGATGCCATCAAGAAGGGAAGTAACAGACCAAATTCAAAAAGTCTATCCTGGAGCAATCGTTCTCTCATATCAAGTTTCGGAATTCATTCCTGGAGAAACATTTATTCAAACTGGAGGAGGTAATGCAGCAACTCCAGGTCCAAGTAAGGCTTACGTAAGACCAATGAGTGAAGAAGTAATTTCTGAAGTTGCTGCATGGCAACGCAAAGAAGGAAAAAATCAAAGTGGTGGTCTTAACGAAAAAGGAAGAAAATCCTATGAAAGAGAAAATCCTGGAAGCGACCTTAAGGCGCCTTCAAAGAAGGTTGGAAATCCCCGTAGAAAGAGTTTCTGTGCGAGAATGAGAGGAATGAAGTCTAAATTGACTTCTGCAAAAACTGCAAACGATCCAAATTCAAGAATCAATAAATCACTTAGAGCCTGGAACTGCTAATACTTTATGGCAAATGATGTATATCTTGGTAATCCGCTATTAAAAAAAGCGAATACCGCGATTGAATTTACTCAAGATCAAATTCTCGAATTTGTAAAATGTAAAAACGATCCAGTTTACTTTGCAAAAAACTATGTAAAAATTGTAACTCTTGATAAGGGATTGCAGCCTTTTCAGTTGTATCCATTTCAGGAAAAGTTAGTAAACAATTTCCATAATCATCGATTTAATATCTGTAAGATGCCACGACAGACTGGTAAATCTACAACTGTGGTATCATTTCTTCTACACTATGCAGTGTTTAATGATAATGTAAATATAGGTATCCTAGCTAACAAAGCGGCAACTGCAAGAGAGCTTTTAGACCGTTTGCAAACTGCATATGAAAACTTACCAAAATGGATGCAACAGGGCATCATTGCATGGAATAAGGGATCATTGGAATTGGAGAATGGAAGTAAGATCTTGGCTGCTTCTACTTCTGCTTCTGCGGTTCGTGGTATGTCTTTCAATATCCTCTTCTTGGACGAATTTGCGTTCGTTCCAAATCACATTGCAGATTCATTCTTTGCTTCGGTTTATCCTACAATTACTTCAGGTAAAAGTACGAAAGTAATTATCGTCTCTACCCCACACGGTATGAATCATTTCTACCGCATGTGGCACGATGCTGAGCGTGGCAAAAATGAATATGTGTTTACTGATGTTCATTGGTCTGAAGTTCCTGGAAGAGATTCGGAATGGAAGAAGCAGACCATTGCAAACACTTCTGAACAGCAATTTAAAGTTGAGTTTGAATGTGAGTTCTTAGGATCTGTTGATACTCTAATTGCTGCGAGTAAACTTAGAACGCTTGTCTACGATCATCCTAAGACTCGTAGTGGAGGATTGGATGTATATCAAGATCCAATTGATGAACATGATTATTTGATGACAGTTGACGTTGCTCGCGGAGTTGGCAATGACTATTCGGCATTTACTGTTGTAGATATTACAAGTTTTCCCCATAGGGTAGTTGCGAAGTATCGAAATAATGAAATCAAACCCATGCTTTTTCCAAGCGTAATTGTTGATCTTGCAAAGAGTTACAATGGTGCATTTATTCTTTGCGAAGTTAATGATGTGGGAGATCAGGTCGCTTCAATCATTCATTATGATCTTGAGTACAACAATCTCCTGATGTGCTCTATGCGTGGTAGAGCTGGACAAATTGTTGGTCAAGGATTTTCTGGAAAGAAAACTCAACTGGGAGTTAAGATGTCCAAAGCAGTTAAAAAAGTTGGATGTCTCAATCTCAAAACGATGATTGAGGAAGATAAGTTAATTTTCAACGATTATGAAATCATGAGTGAACTTACAACATTCATTCAAAAAAATAATTCATTTGAAGCAGAAGAAGGTTGCAATGATGACCTAGCAATGTGTCTGGTAATTTATGCGTGGTTAGTTGCTCAAGATTATTTCAAAGAACTTACAGATCAAGACGTAAGAAAACGTTTATATGAAGAACAGAAAAATCAAATAGAACAAGACATGGCTCCTTTTGGATTCATTGTTGATGGGACAGATGAAACTAGTTTTGTAGATACTGATGGTGATAGGTGGTATACTGACGAATATGGCGATCGAGCGTATATGTGGGAGTACATGAGCTGATGGATTTAGATGGTCAACTAAAACTTGGTCACTTATTGTTTAAAGAAAGAAACTGCAGATCTTGCGGGGAACAAAAAAACTTGATGGAAAATTTTTACAAAATTAGAAAAGGATCTGGAGCATCTTCATACTCTTATGAATGCAAAGACTGCACAAAAAAAAGAGTGGTTTTGAGTAGAATGACCCCAAAAATTTTTGATAAGTGGGTATATCCTGACTGGTAAATTGTTCATGCATTGTTTCCCCACTCAAAGATGTATTTTTAATAAATATTTTTTAGATAAACTGAGATCTAACGGAGAAAAACATGGCGACTCCTCAATTATCTCCTGGTGTACTTATCAGGGAAGTTGACTTAACCGTAGGAAGAGCTGATAATGTTCTCGATAATATCGGAGCAATCGCGGGACCTTTTGTTATGGGACCAGTTGATGAACCAATCGACATTGCAACAGAAGCACAATTAATCAATACATTTGGAAAACCATTATCAACCGATGCACAATATGAATATTGGATGACAGCATCCTCATTCTTAAGTTATGGTGGAGTACTGAAAGTTGTTCGAACCAGTGGAGGTTCATTAAATAATGCTAATGCGGCTGTAGGTTATGCTGCAACTACAAGTTTGCAAATTAAGAACTATGATGACTATACTTCAAATTATTCTGATGATAGTGTAAACTGGGCATTTTCCGCAAAAAACCCAGGATCTTGGGCAAACAATATGAAGATTTGTGTTATTGATAGTAAAGCAGATCAAATAATTGGAATCAATACAACAAGTCCTTTGAATGCTGGAGCTACAATCGGTATTGGAGTTACTGTTGCTTTAAATGGTGCTACTATTCCTGGAGATGGTGCAACAAATTTATTTACTGGTTATTTAAAAGGTATAATTACCGGAGTTACTACAGATGCAATCAATGGTAATAGTAGTATTGATGTAAAAATATTTTCCAGAGTTT